CTATGGCCGCAAGCGACAGAAAGCTGTACGAACGTTAGAATTGATGGAAGATCACCAGAGAGTAGAGCTACTCAAACGAGTGCCACAGAAAGATATTGAGGAATTCATAGAATCACAGCCGAAAACAAGGCTAGAACTCACACCAGGACAGATTCATAGAATGAATAAGCTTACAGATTCGGAGTTTACACAAGCTTACCGTAGTGAGCCGATCGTGCCGATACAAATCGAGCCAAGGCCTACATTCGAAGATCACCAAACATGGCCAGAGCAGTGGCAATGTACAGAATGCGGCAAGCACTGGCCTATGAGCGTGTTACATTGTACATGCTCACAGCCTGAGCCTGAGAAGCCTGATTTCTAACTTAGGGGCTATAAATGTTCGAACAAACAAAATATGTTAAGTATCTCCATAAGATACAAATCAGAGCTAACACTTTAATCGATGAAATGAAAGCCTTACCTGGAGGCGATGGCTATATATTCGTTGGTTCTAGTAATCAGGTAGAAGACTTGCGTGAAGCCCTTGAAGACTTAGAAGGTTATCTCATAAATACTGATCGAGAAGACCTGTACTAAGGCTATTGCCGATCACGAAAAAGTGATTTGACATCGGCCAGGCGCTGTAGTAAGCTATATGGGTCAATCAAGATAGGAGGCTAAGCTATGACATATATACCAAATCATCCAGTGGTCGAGTGCCTATATCCATGGACTCATAGGTCTAGACAATTATCTTTTCCTAGGTTCTATCCAGCGTTCAAGGTTGCAGGAACTAATGAACTATGGTATTGGCCTAATATCACGTTCAAAACCAAAGATGAGGCATATCACTACGCTGCAAAGGAAGTCTGTGCAGTTCAAACAGCCGCTCAAATCGCAGTAAATAAGTGGAATATATCTCGAGTCCTGACTAAGGTTAAACCATGATCTACCTCTGTCGATACTACCCAGCGTTGGCGCTGATCTATCTCTCGCTGTATGATCTTGAGACTGTGTCGAGACATGCTCTCAAGCTCTATAGCATCTTATATCGTGAGAGTTTGCAGCGAAGCTGTGACGACAACACAGGAGACTCAGAGCCATAACCCTATCTTGCAACGCTCTGCATCGCAATCCATGCCCGTTGCAAGAAACCCCACGAAATCGGTCAAATCGAGCGAAAAACCGCTTGACAATGCAGCGGTTTTGTGTTATAATGGTACATAGAATGGAGATCAAGTCATGTCAACGTTCCAGGTTATCATCTTACAGTACGCTAGAGTCACAATCGATGCTGGCGACAGAGACGCAGAATCACTCTCAGACGAGGATTGGGATAACCTTAAGAAAATGGCGTTATCATACTACGACAGCGCAGCCTCTAATGTCATATTCGACGAGCCTACAGTCGAAAATATAGAGGAAGGTGAGCCATGATAACCCTCGCACATAAGTCAACCTCAAACCACACAACCATTCTAAACTACGCCTCAGAACACGAAGCTCAGATTATGGCTTATAGGATGAGGCGTAGCCCGAAGACAAGAAGCGTAGCTTTATATCACTCTGTTCTGGCCTCGGCACAGTATCCTGCCTCGGAGCCAGAGTTAGCTACTGCAGGTTCAACCAAACCAGAGAACGCTTGGTTCAAGGTTTGGAACTGGATCGGTGAACACTGCCGCTGGGCATATAGGAGGTAAACATGCCAAAATTCAGAGTCTATATTATGGCCCAGGCAAAGATAATTGTCGAGGCCGAAACCTGGAACGACGCAGAAAGAATAGCTTTCGCTCGCTGGGACAGTTCCAAAGCTACCCCAGCTATAGACACAGGCGATGACGTACCAAACGATACACCAGAAGGTGAGAACTATTCACCCCCAGAAGGCTGGTCAACGCCAGATAATATTCTGCCAGGGAGATAAGCCATGATCTTACTTATCTGGGACAGCTTCGGGGCTGACGAACTTAGGTTTTATGAATTCGATGAGGGTACAGAAGGTCAGAGACTTGCAGAGGAATGTCATACTTACTTCGTCTACGGAACCCGTGGCGGCGATGTTATTGACGAAGCACTTGACAAACTTTCAACTCTACTTAACACAACTAAGCTCCGCCCAATAGGCCAAGATAACTTCGGCCCATACTCTGCGATCTATGTCTCGGGGTTCATACCATGATCACATTCCTATGCCTTGAGCTAGCCGCTATAATTGTAGCTCTAGCTTATATCTTTGGAGACTAGTTATGAAAGACCGTAATGGGCGAACCTACGCCAAGCTTTCAGACTGTAGACTTGGGACAAAGCTTGAAGCTGATGGAGGGTTCACGTGCCTTCTCAAGGGAAGTATCGTCACAATAAGGTTCGATAGTGGCTTCCCTTATTTTGAATGTATTTCAGGTAGACACTACTTAAGTGGACAAGTCGACGGTGAGTATCTCATTGGCCTCTACCTAGCCTGAATTGCCAATCTAAGCGCATCTAGAACGGTGCGCTTGTGTGGGCAATCCGCCCTAGAGACTACACTTAGTCTCAATTCAGCCACGGGCTAACTCCGGATAGAGCCTAAGGACAATTGAGTAAACAGTGTAGTAGAAACAGGAGACAATAATGACAGAAGCGACAGAAATAGAACTGTCAAAGTATCAAGTTCAGATCACGAAGGTTAAGACAGCCACAGGCTTCGCTACAATCGAAGTTGATATATCAGCGACGAAGGACGATGGAACTCCAGTCTACTCAGATGAGGTAGTCCACTTCATCATTGCCGAAGGCTTGAAGGTCTTCTTGAACTCTCGTATGGCGAAGGTTGGAGCAGTCACGAAACTTGTTGGCAAAGAGCTTACCCTCGCTCAAGAATCAGCCATGAAGATTGCCAATGAGAATCTTGCCGATCTCAAGGCTGGTAAAGTCAAACATTCCCGTGGAAAAGCTAAGTCCACTATCCCTGCCGCTGTCACCGCTGAGGCCATGCGTCTTGCAAAGACAGCAATCAAGGACGCGGTACGTGCTCTTGGTCTCAAGCCAAGTCACTATAGCGAAAAATCTTACACATCTAAAGCAAAGGAGTATATCACTTTAGACCCGCACTACATCCAACAAGCCAAGGAAAACATCGAAGCTCGTAAAACTCCGAGTCACCCAATCACGCTCAATATTGCTGAACTCGGCCCAGCTTTACCTAAGAAAGCTAAGGCTAAATCCAACGATCTCCCGGCTGGTATAGTCGGAAAGCCCTCTGGCGTCCAGACAACGCACAAGCCAACAGCGCACTAACCTTCGACTGTGCGGCCGGAGGCCTAAGTTCCAGGCGGAGCCTAAACGCTAGAGCGAAGTTAGGCTCCGCCACGATAGATAAGTAGAGCCTAGAACCTAAGCCCGAAGACGAGGCGTAAGCTATATGATCAGAGACAATCCACTTCTGGAATTGTGGTATCAAGCTTACATATGGTCTCGTAGATGCTTTGGAATGCTACCTATAAGGGAACACACTATGTCTCAGATACAGGATATGATTGAAACCCTCGCTGCTGCAAAGCAGGCGATGGAAGAGAATCCGCACCTCCAGTACAGAGTTGAAGAGCTTCAGAATCAACTTCGTACTACAGAGGCAGACTATACAGAACTTGGCTTAGCTCATGTAGAAGCTCTATCTAGCTACGCTTCAGCTAATGCTCGTATCAAAGCTCTGGAGGCAGACCTAGAAGCGGCCCGATTTCGTGAACTGGCCTCTAGTCAAAAGCTTGAGACTCTTGTCTCAGCTTTTAGGGGCACTCTTGATGAAGTCTCTCCGGTTCTTGTTCCGGCTACCGAGCCTAACGTGGAATTGGTGGCAACAGATGCCGAGGTATTGACTCAAACTCAAGTCGAGCACTTGACAAGAGCTGAGGCCGAGGCTGTAGCAAATCAGGCCGAGGCTTCTCATACGAGTCAATCTTTCATTGAGGTTGACCCAGAGCCAAAGCCTACAGTTCGGCCCTGGGCCAAACCTGAGATCGAGGAAGTTGAACGAAGCTTCTACCCCGATACTGCGGATGAAGTAACGGCCGGCCCTAGTTTAGGTGACCTTCTCCGGCAAGACCTCGATCCGGCAGATATGGAAAAGACTGAAGCTCTACTGAAAACAGAAGAGTTTCAGCAAGGACCCTACTCTGGTAAACCCTTTAGTTTCAAGCCAGACCACATAACCTGGCCTGAGTGGGTTGCTGGAGGCGGCACAAGACCGTGGTGGCTAACCGATGACGAATTGGCGAAGCTATCACAGCCAAGTGCCGCGTAAACTAGCTCCGTAGCTATTCTCCCCCGACCGTAGCTACGTTGTAGAGTGTGGACCCAGGTCTTTCTTGGTTGGCTGTACCTGGGTCCACATTCTCTTTTTAGCTCCGGGGCAGCGCCGTAGGCCTCGACGTAAGGTTGCCCCGTTGTAGAGTGTAGGCTCGATTTAAACCTCCCAGGGATCGAGCCTACATTCCCTCTCAAGTCAGGACCAAGTCATGGCCTATGACCTTAATTACCTCTTCGCCGAAGCTGAAGCCTCTGGTCTCCATGTTCAATTGTGCGAGCAAAGGTATTGGCTTGAGAGCCGCGATATGCAATGGATTTGCTATCTGCGGTCGAAGGCGAGGCAAGACTACGCAGTTAAAGGCGAAGGTATGACAGCAGGGGAAGCCCTAAATATAGCTCTGAACAATACCTTGAGTTATGACCCAATACCACAGCCAGAGGTTAAGATCACTGGTTATCTCCAAGATTTAGATTCTTTACTCGCACCGATACTACCCAAGGTCAAAGTCGCCCCTGGCGCTATACGGAGATTTAATGCTAGAACCTAATCGTAAGCTGTGGCTCCCTTCTAGGCGCCTTGTACTAGCTGGGGCCTCAAGCGCTGCGCTGATATCTGCATTGCAGGCTGGAGGGCTAAACCTAAGCCAAGGCCCAATCGGCTCTTGCCCCAAAGGTATCCACGCTGGCGACGGCTGTCCAGGCGCTCCAGCAGGCACGCCACAACTCCCCAACCTATTAAATAGCTATCTTGTACGGCCGTCATGGAACGTCGCGGCCGTCGATTACCACGTTGGTATACCTACCGGCACAGTCCTGACTGATTGGCAGGCCATGACGCCAACCTCGCTCGGGAATCCTGGAGGGAGTGTAAGTTTCGGTCCTAACAATGTCATCACCATCGGCTCGGGGTCATACACATTCAACAACATAGATTTCTCACAGCATGGTGGAGCATCGCTATTCACTAACTCCGCCACGGCTATGACCTTTAATAATTGCAATTGGGCTTATAGTACACAGTTAACTGGATTTACTTATTGTATCCAAGACCAGGGCGGGGCACAGATTACCGTCACGAACTGTAAACTAGACCTATCAAATGCTACACAGCCTAATGCCTTTTTCGGCCACGCTGGGCCTATAACGGTCACATACTCACATCTAAAAAATACCCAGCAACATTTCTTTGAGTGTTCCAGGAATACAAACTTTACCGGTACGCTTACAGCGATTATAAAATACAATCTATTCGATGATGCAGTACCAGCTGCCGGTGCGCATGTAAATTATTTCCAAGTCACAGGTACAGTTGGGACAGGTACGGTTACAGGTACTATGTCTGTGCATATAGAATACAACACAACCTATCAAACATCGGCCTTTAGTCGATTTGAGACAGTTACAATATCTAATGCATCCCCAGCGCTTGTGACATTGGTAAGTGGTGACACTGCCGCAAACACAAACCAAATAAAGTTCGCGACAACAGGGACGCTGCCTGCTCCCCTTGTTCCTGGTCAGATTTATTTCGTCAGTGGCAGCGGAACTTCATTCAATATAAGCGCTACCTCTGGCGGTGCAGCAATCAACACTACATCACCTGGTTCGGGCACGCACACTGCAAGTGCCGCAACTCCTTCAGGTGAAGGATTCCAATGGGGGCCAGATACCGCAACAGATTCTTGGCCGAGCCCAACCTTCTTAAATAACACAATGATTGCGATTCTTGACGGCGGGAATTTCAGCCGCAGCTATCATTTCCACGATGGGTCACCAAGCTTCCCTGTCGTTACAGGTCAATGCAATAATAATTACTTCGATCCAAGTGGAGCAATTGGGACATTCTATCCTGGGTCAACGACGCCAGCGTGTGGCTGGACAAGTTCCGGTAACATTAATATGAATGACGGTTCGACGATCACTCCAGCGTGAGGAAATAAATTATGTCAACAAGAAAGCTAACAGATAGCGAGTTGATATATGCGCTCCGAACATCAGCACAAGGACTATTCAGTGCGTATCAAATAGAGATTCTTGAGGAACTTATACGTCGATACCTAGCTGAACGCCGCCCTGATGATCGTGGCGAGAAGGAGGCTAGATAGTGTCAAAACAACTACCGCCGATATTGTTAATAGTATTATTATTTATGCTTCTTACACTCGCCGTTCGTGGTGTCGGGGAGCTAATGATCTGGGGATACTCGGTAACGATAAAATGAATTGGTTAGCTACCGTCTGGCTTGACCCACATATAAGGGGAGATTTGAACCATTATGGGTGGTGGCAATGGGAGCCACCGGCATGGTATCTCTACATGATCATGGCAAGAATAGTGAGGCACCAGTGACTTCTATTCCTACCTTCGGCGGAATACCAACTCGTGGTGAGACCTACGCTAAGCTTAACCACCACCTAATCGAATGCCAGGAGCTTGCTGCGATTATGTCACACTTACATAACACCGAAGGTAATGCTAAGGACTTACTACTAGCCCGGAGTTGGCTCGCCGTCTCGACTAACTTCAAACAAATTCAGAAAACTCTCACGAAGCTAGCTATGGGAAACTTACAATGACACTATGGTTTTACCGTCGCTTTAAAGTAGCTTTATGGCTTGGTACTTGGTCGCATCGTTGGTTATTTACTTGGAAAGAAATTTTGGAGTATAACCAAAGTGTAGATGATTTCGGCTTACGAGAGAAGAAAATGATCGACAATGACTGGTATTTAAGAATGTTAGAACCTATAGTTTATCACATAATTTGTGGTATAGAGAATGATGGCCCTAGCTATGAGGGGCCTTATGAGTATACTAAGCCAAGTGGTTGGTTTAGTTACGTGGTACTACCACATGCCAAACCTAAAGCTAATAGCTAAACAACACCTAGAAAATCAACTTAGGTTGATCAGAACTAGAGATATTGACCTATTACAACTTATACGGGAACAGAAGCGAAGTAGAGTAGAGCCGCATTATAGAGCTAGCCTTCTATATATCAAGGACCTTCAGAAGTTCCACCCAGAAAGAGAGATTAAACTAAGATGTCACTAACAGATCGTATCGCTGGTTACTCTGACTGCGTTAGTTTGTTTGAAGCTGCGTTAGCCAGTCGTAAAGGCGCAAGGGCAACATTTGAGAGTCGGTCAGAAGCATATTACTTCTCAATGCGAATGCATAGAGCTAGAGCATTGCTTCGCACAGCTGGAAGAAATGAGTTTGACGATTTTATGGTTAGGATTAGATATAAAGACGATGTATATTATGTCTATGTAGAGAAGAGTAGTGTAGAGATAGAGCAGCTAACATCGGATTAGTAATATTATGCGTCAAGATATTCTCCTACAACTTCTAGCACGTGCCGCAGCCGAACCTCTCGGCTTAGTTATAGAGACTAATAACCCTAAGGCTATGCGTGAGAACTATCTACAGAACTTACGTAAGGATCACCCTGATCCTAATATCAGGAATTTAATCTTCGCTATACCTTCTGTGCCGAATACTTTGTTCATTTGCCAACCGACAGTTGATCTTGAAGCAGAACCGGAGATAGAAGAATGACTATTGAGACGACAAGACATCTTCTCTTATTGGGAATCCTCACCGGAGCTATCATGAAGGCCATAGGCTTAATGATCCTATTTAGCAACCGGCGCAGACGACGCAACCAGTCGGAGAATAAACCTTGATTGAGGAACCAATCTCTAGAGTCAATATCAAAATATACGCCTCGGACTTAAAGTATCTCCAATCAGAAATAGGTTATGGCTGGACTACACAGATACGGGAGTTGATCCGGGAGTATATCATTCAGCTTAAGGTCGAGCTAGAGTCAGAGAAGGAACACAGCTCATGAACGACATCGACACTCTCTTCGAGCGAATACAAAGCATAAATCACAAGGACCCATCTGATCTTATACCATCTGACATAGATTCTCTAGTCGATTTCTATCGATACCGACGGACACGTAAAGCAACTATGACTAGAGACCACGATACTAGTGCTCTGGATACCTTGATACCTGCCCCGAGGCCGAAGGTTAACGTTGCACCTGGGGCAATTCGAAGGTTCACTAGGAAATGAGACTAGATATGTACACTGAGGAAGAGTTATCTATTCTCAGGGACATACTACGAAAAGGATACAAAAAAGGAGATATTGGAACCATTATAAAGCCTCTTCTACCACTAAGGAGCCTGAACTCTATCTGCGTCAAGCTTTGTAAATTAAGATGTAGGGAAGGAAAAGGTAAACGTTATTGGACTAAGAGAGAAGAAGAAATCATACGTAACCTTCCATCAGATAAATATGGTGATATAAAGAAAAGCGTCTTCGGGCTACTTCCTAATAGAAGCCTACAAGCCATCTACTGTAAGAAGGGGAAACTAAAACATAGCCAGATCGATCCTAGTTCATCATCATGATCAATCCTACAGGTGACACAAATAGAAAACTTAAGCTTAAGACTGAGCGTAAGAAACGGAGGGAGCTTCTATTAATAAAAGACAGACAGCGCATGACATATGAACAATATGCAAGGCTAGTCATAGCCACGGAGGTTAACCATGACTGAAGTCGAAAGCCCATTTCTACCGGGGACAAATCTACAATATGCTTGGGATAGTACTTCCCTCGGATTATTAAAAACCTGCCCTAGGCTATATGAGCTAACTATGATCCGAGGCTACGCCACGAAGGCGGAGAACCTCCATCTCCGTTTCGGTATAGAGTTCCACCAAGCTTTACAAGACTACCAAACCTGTCGAAACCAGAACTTTTCTCATGACGAAGCTGTATGGGAGGCGATGTTTTGCTTGCAGCAGAGGCTAGCGACGAAGCCACTCCCAGATGGGGCTGCCGTGGAATTCTGGCGTGGTGGTAATAAAAATAGCTTAGAGAAGGCTCTTAAGTATAAGAACCTAGATACTCTTCGGCAGTTAGTAATTGACTATCTAGATTACTACGAAAATGACCCAGCGAAGATTTATATTAAAGCCGATGGTAAGCCAGCGATGGAACTTAGCTTTAGATTTGAGCTAGATTTTGGGCCAGAGTATAATGGCATCGACGAACACCAGCACGTAGCACGACTGGAACAGCCATACATTCTATGCGGACACATAGATCGAGTTGTAGACTTCAACGGCAGCCTTATGGTCCTAGATCATAAAACCACAACTACAACTCTTGGAACATACTACTTTAATCAATACGAACCTCACAATCAAATGTCGCTATATACCCTTGCAGGTAAAGTTATACTCAATACCGTCGTGAAGGGCGTTATCATTGACGGGGCACAAATTCTCCTTGAAGATGAAAATCGCTTCGTTCGTGGCTTCACCTACCGTACAGCCGATCAACTTGAAGAGTGGCTCCATAGTATCAGCCAATTCCTAGGAGCTGCCGAGGCTTATGCAGAAGAAGGTTTCTGGCCCCAGAATGATACAGCCTGCGATAAGTTTGGTGGGTGTAAGTTTCGAGAGGTATGCTCGAAGAGCCCTCAGGTCAGGGACAAGTTCCTAGCTACGGACTTCGTAGTTCTACCACTAGAGGAAAGATGGAATCCGCTCAAATCCAGAGGTTGAGCATGACGAGCATTGGCCGCCTGAAGCAGAGAATCGATTATCGGCTAAATGAATATCTTTGCGAAATGGAACCTGATTGCGATGATTCTATCGTCGGCTTTAATGAAGCGTGGAATATCGTGCGCGGGGTCTTTGCTACAGAAGAAAACGATTCGCATGACGCGCTGCTCGAGGCGGCGAAGGAAGTGCTTCGAGTTTTTGCGGACCATGACCTTGTTGATGTCGCGCCTCTAGTCGTGCGCGCCCTTCAGGCCGCCATCGCCGCCGCCGAGGATTCAAAGTCATAAACATGGACCGCATGGAACAACTTGCCCGGGCCTTTGAAATGGACACGTTGCCGTATCCGTTATAATTGGCACGAGGGTTGGCACGAGGGTGATAGAGTGCCCAAAAAGGCAGAAGCCATGACCCAATTCCACGAAGGACAAGAGGTTGAGGTCTTATTTCAAGCAACGAACTGGTGGCGCAAGGCGAAGATCATTTGTCAGGATCGAGCCCCGGGATATCGGGGCTGGCATGTCCAATTCCCCGACGGCACGCACGGCGTGTTCTATGCCGAGCATATTAGGGCTACTCCAGATGCACGCCTACTTCGAAGGAATGAAGTTATCTTATCTGACAGTGAAGACGAGAAATATAAATGACTCTCACCCTCGCAATCCTCTCTAGTTTTGCCGCAGGCTTTATCTTCGGCTGCTACTTTATGATAATCGGCGATTGGCTAGCTGATAACCCTACAGTCGGTGGCAAGTGGCCCTCGAAGGGGGGACTACATGGTAAGAACTAAATATACTTGGTTTGTGAATATATTCAATATCGAAGAAAAGTTTACTCGCGTATACGAGTCAGGTCAATCAATACCAGCTGGAGTAAAGAGATTGCCTAATCTACCTAAAGATGCCAAGTTCAAAGATATATCTGTAGGCTGGTATGTTCAACTTGAAGGCTCGAACGAAAGCTTCTTTATCTCGGAAAAGGAGCCAGACTTAAAGGTTGGGGATAAGGTTAAGATCACACTAGAAAGGGCCACGACATAATGCGCTGGGAAATCTGTGATTGGGGTCCGGTAGTACTACTGCTAAACACAGGGTGGAAGGGGAGTATTTGGTTCACATATATAGTCTTACCACAAAGGGATACCGATGCCAAACCTCTCTAATCATCAATCAAATACCTTCGTTAAGCTTCTTCTTATGGGTAACTCGAAGACAGGTAAGACTGGATCACTTGTCTCCCTTGTTAAAGCCGGTTACAAACTCCGTATTATCGACCTGGACAACCTACTAGATATCCTTGTCCGCTACATTAGAAAGGAATGCCCTGATGAAATCTCGGACGTCGAGTTCGTCTCAGTCAGAGATAAGATTAAAACAGGCCCCGCCGGACCATGTATCTCTGGCACTCCAAAAGCTTGGGCTATAGCTACACGACTCTGTGACCGCTGGAAATACGAAGACGTGGACTTTGGAATTCCAGCAGAATGGGGATCAGGACATATCCTTGTCATCGACAGTCTCTCAAGACTATGTGACGCAGCTTATGACTATCATGAAGCAATTATACCCAGAGGCCGATCGGGCGAGTATGACGGTCGTGCTGTCTATGGGAATGCCCAAGACGCAGTCGAGAAGTTCCTCGCTATGCTTACCTCTACTGGAATGCAAACCAATGTCATCGTCATCGCTCACGTCCAGTTCCAAGAACAAGACGACGGCAAGATCAAGGGCTTCCCACAAGGTATAGGGCAGAAGCTGTCGCCGGTCATACCTCAGTACTTTCCGAATGTAGTTCTATACCAACAGGAAGGTGGCCGGAGAGTTATGAAAACAAACTCGACGCCACTTATTGATCTGTGTACGGCAGACCCATTCAATACCAGCCCGAGCTATCCTATCGAAACTGGCCTTGCTGATCTCTTCTCGGTGCTACTTAGCACCGAGCCTCCGACGCTACCCCCTACACCAATCGAAGAAATATTAGGAGCAACAGCAAATGACTTAGTAGACATGCAACCAAAATCACGTATAGGCTCAGAATTTAGGAGAATATAATATGCACGACTTCAAACCTCGCTCTGCAACCCAAATCGAATCCCGTCCGAACTTTAGCTCACTCCTAGACGAAGCCCCGACCGAAGTCAAATTCACACCACCACTCCCACAAGGTAGCTACGTAGCTGTAGTTCAACCTGCTTGGCGTAAGGATATAAATCAGAGAGGGCACGAGTTCCATGAGTTTCAATTCAAACTACTTCAGCCGTTCGAAGATGTAGACCCTGTCGAGCTTGAGGAATGGACCAGAGACCATGGCAGTTTCGCCGATAAACTTTTTAAGCGTCGGTTCTTCATCACACCTGAGGCAGTGCCATATCTTGATGAATTCCACCAAGCTTGTGGTATAGACCTATCGAAGAAAGTCTCACGGTTGCTTCGAAATGATGAAGTTGGGAACTGCTATGTAGGAGTTTTCTTAAAGCATCGAACGTTCGCTGACGGATCGAGTAAGGTTGCTGTGGATATCGATCGCTTCTTCCAGATACAGGAGTAAACCTCGAAGTTTAAATGGGTGGTCTCAACTTTGGGGCCGCCCAACTTCGCTTAGGAGCTAGTGTAATGTCCCAAACGATTCAGATACCAGGCCACGATATTGAGTTTGAAATCGAACCAGAAAAATGGGTTAAGGGCTCAGTTATCTTATTATTTCCAAGGTGTAACCGATATTTAGTGTATACAATTATGTGTGTTATACTAAAACATACAGATAACGATGATAGTATTTACTATGTTAGGACAGTAGGGCAATGTAGAGGATGGAGGTAGCTTATGCGCGATTTAAACGTCCTAGCATCACTATTCTTTATAGCCGGATCAATTCTCTTTTTAATCGCAAATCTAGTTGGGGAGTAGAAATATAACAACTTTTGCCTTCATTATACCTACAGGTCTGGCGTGGCCTAAGACCTGTATTCGCTTCATGAGTGCCCCTATATGGGATGCTCCAGACTACTATTGGGGAGCTTAAGATGAATACAGCTGATGATATCCTTAAAGCCGCAGCTCAAGTTGTACATGATAATAACGGTCAACATGGAAACATGCACGATTGTTTACATAAGATAGCTCAGCTATGGGATGCTTACATTGATATAAAATCAACCTCAGGAATTAATGCTTTCGACGTCTGTAACATGATGGAGCTACTAAAGATCGCCAGACGCCAAACCGGCTCCTTCAACCCAGACGACTATATAGACGGGGCTGGCTACGCTGCGTGTGCCTTTGAAATTCTAAAACGGTAGTTAAATCATGCCTAAAGTTAAAATTACAAAAAACCCTACAGGGACTGTACTAGGAGACTTAAATAATAAACTAAGGGTAGACTTAATGAAATCAATAATCTTATATTTTGATCTTACTACTGTAGAAGGAGTGAGTTACCCAGAAAGATTAGGGGGCGTGCTTTCTGCACTACTGACTATAGTTGAGATGATAGAGGCAGATGGAAATCTATCTAAGGGTGTCGTAGAACAGTATTTAAGTACATATAGAAGCTTACGAAGGTGATCTTCCTGCTCGGCGAAGCCTGGGGTGAGCATGAGGCGAAGATAGGTAAGCCTTTTGTTGGGCCGACTGGTGTGGAGTTACTGAAGATACTACATAAAGCGCAGATACTGACTCTAAATCCTAGTGACTACACTTCGATTAACTCATTCTATAGAACGAACGACCCAACGTATATCCACTCAATCTGGTCTCGCTTTAGCTACATACACCGTACCAATGTCTTTAACCTACATCCTCCAGGTAACGACTTAAAATACCTCTGTGGAACTAAAGCCCAGGGCATACCTGGATACCCTCCATTGGAGAAATCATCTTATGCCCGTGCAGAGTTTACTCCTGAGCTTAACCGCCTCGCCGATGAAATACGTACTCATGATCCTAATTGTATTGTGTGTCTTGGTAATACTGCACTTTGGGCGCTTACTGGATCAACTGGAATCGGGACTGCCCGAGGATATACTTCGATATCTAGTCACACTGCTATTGGTTGGAAGTTTTTGCCTACTTACCATCCAACTACTATATTTCATCAATATAGTCTTCGGCCGATAGTCATTGCGGATTTAATGAAGGCTAAGGCCCAGAGCGAATTTCCTGAGTTAAGGAGACCCCAGCGTGAGATTTGGATTGAACCTACATTAGAAGATGTGAGAGAGTTTATATATATGTATATAGAACGTTCAGAAGTCACTGAAGAGAATATCGGCTATCCTTGGCAAAGCAATTTACTCTCAGTTGATATAGAGACCTACGGCTCAAGAGTTACTTGTATTGGCTTTAGCCCGAGCCCAGACCTGGCCTTAGTTATACCTTTTGAGCCTGGACTAAATAGTGAGAAAAGTTATTGGCCAACCCCAGAGAGTGAGACTTTAGTATGGAAATGGATTAGAAGTGTTCTTGAGAACGCCTCAATTCCAAAGCTCTTCCAGAATGGTCTATATGATATCGCCTTCCTCTGGCGGTCGATGCATATACAGGTACGTGGCGCAATGCATGACTCAATGCTCCTTCACCACGCGCTTCAGCCTGAGATGAATAAAGGTCTGGGCTTCCTAGGGAGTTTGTATAGCGACGAACATATGTGGAAAGGGATGCGGAAGCATGAAACGATTAAAAGAGATGACTAAAACTAGACCGATACCAGATGTACCTTTATCTGAATGGACGATGCCTGAGCTTAAACAGGCTATTAGATTCTATAATATGTGGATAGATATCTGCTCGAAAAAGGATATAGCTAGAGCTGCTTGTAGAATTGAAGAATTAATGTGTGAACTTAGAAGGCGAGATAACCTATGAAAAAGAAGTACTTAAGAAACTGGATCGTTACAGAATATCTTAAGTTAATAAAACACGATGAACCACTTAAGCACGACCTGATATGTAATCTACTAGATATTCCAATAATAGGTAAACAAACTATAAGAAGTAGTCTACCAGAACAGACATGGCGAATTAATGTGTGGAAATCGATCGTCACGGCGCCGAAGGATGAGACTAGACTGATCCTATCAAAGTGGGTCGGTCATGTAGACAATCCGACAGCTCTCTGGTGGATTACGAGAGGATATTGGTCTCCTAGATTTAAGAACTGGACCGATGGAATTGACGAGATAGCAGAGCCAACTCATTGGATACTCCAATCTGATCTCCCTAAACCATGCGAATAATTCACACCACCGACACAATGTGTGAACTTAGAAGGCGAGATAACTAATGGGCTACGACACTGGTAACTTTAAAGATCGTGATGGAAACGAATACTCTGTTGGGGTAACATGTGGATCAGTAATCGTATGGAAAGGGATATGGTGTGGGAATAGAATAGTTATAAGGCTAGACCCAAAAGAAGCAGAGAATTTATACAAAGCGTTAGACGAAGCTATAAGATATTATATAAGCGACGGTAATCGGCTAGCATGAGAATAATCAATACTACCGATGAAAGTCTAGACTCCCTACCGCAGTGGGATAGGGATCAAATCTACAACGGTCTAGATGTGTGCGTAACCTACGACGTTTTTAATGCCCTTCAGTCTCAATTAGACCCAACCTCCCAAGCTACCTACGACTTCTCTCGCCAACTCCAAGGTCCAGTCCTAGATATGGGCTTCCGTGGAGTACTTATAGATAAGGAACGTAGAGATAATGTTATCGAAGAACTCTACAACACGATCGACACTCTTAGTCGTAACCTTGAAAGAATTGTGCTCGATGGCGTCGGCATGGGCATATTCAATTGGCGATCGAATAGTAATCTCAGGGACTTGTTTTACGAAGAACTCTGCCTTCCGACACAGAGAAATAAAGGGCGTCCTACAACTGACCGTAACGCACGTGAAAAACTCGGATACTACCCGATCGCGACGCAAATCTGTAAGCACATCAACGTAATTGCTGACTTAGAAGACAAGCTTTCTGTTCTCAGGACAGAGATCGACCCAGACGGACGTATCCGTACAACCTATAATATCGCCGGTACCTCTACAGGGCGGTTCTCTAGCTCTGAGAATGTATTCGGTACCGGCTCTAATATGCAGAATATTACAGAATCACTGCGGAGTATTCTAATCTCGGACCACGGAATGAAGTTCGCTAAGTTCGATGCTAGGTCCGGGGAGAGCTTCTGTGTTGGAGCGATTGAGTGGAATCTATTCCAGGATGGAACTTACCTAGATGTATGTGAAACTGGTGACCCGCATACTGCCGTAGCTAGAGCTATATGGCCGAACCTACCTTGGACTGGAGACCTAAAGCATGATAGAAAACTGGCGGAGACCCCTTATTACCGGCACCATACCTACCGCTTCATGTGTAAGAAACTGGGTCATGGCTCGAATTATGGGGGTAAGCCCCAGACCCTCGCGCAAGAAGCACAGGTCGAAATTGGGTTGGTCAAAGACTTCCAGCCGGCCTACTTCAAAACTTTTCCGACACACCGGCTCTGGCATGAGTGGGTTAAGGATCAAATACAGAGCAAGGGCCAACTCACTTCCCTCACAGGCCGTAGACGTTACTTTCACTCGCGCCGGACCGACGATAAAACAATACGTGAAGCCATCGCTTACGATCCGCAATGTAGTCTCGCTGACATTGTCAACAGCGCATTACTTAGGATATGGCGGCTAGACCTGTGCCAGGTTATGATGCAGGATCATGATGCACTTACATTTATGTATTCTGAAGATAGGGAAGATAGTATAATTCCACAGCTTTTTAGCGAAATTCTAAATCCACTTTATCTTCTACATGGCCGTCGGATATATATCCCCTACGACTGTGAAGTCGGGTGGAATAAAGGTAAGTTCGACCCAGATAAAAACCCTAATGGCTTGCGGGAATGGACAGGCCATGACCCTAGGAAATGGGAGAAATGGTCGAAAGGAAACGTAGGCTTAAATCATGGATCAAGGCATTTAGCGAGCAATGTACAGCGCTTAATACCCCGCATATCTGGAGGCGATGGGTTGGAATCTCGATCTTGGCGGCGACTATAGAGCAGAAGATATGGATGGTTTCTGGGGGGAAGACTCTATATCCTAATTTATATATGTTCCTAGTCGGGCACCCAGGTACAGGGAAGACCCGGTCCATAATTGAAGGCCGGTCGTATCTGAATCGTCTCCCAGAGCCACACTTCTCACCCACGGACATGACCTGGGCCTCGGTTATAGATAGCTTACAGAAGAACTCTAGACTTTATCTTCGAGCAGTGGAGGGTGATCTTAAATATAATTCGATATATATTTGTGTAGAAGAGCTTGGAACCTTTCTATCGAAGTATGACACGCAAACTACGAAGGGCTTATCAGCCTTATATGATCCTAACCCATACCACCAAACACGCCGAACGGAGAAGCTAGATATTAGTCTAGAATCCCCACAGATTAATATGATCATAGGCACTACACCACAGGACCTTATGGACTTCCTTCCTGACTCGGCCTGGGGCCAGGGCTTTATGTCACGGTCAATATTAGTCTTCAGCGATGAAAGGATAATTGGAGATGACTTCGCTACGCCTACTCATCTTCACAGTGACGACTTGGATTATGATCTTGGTATTATTAATGATACTTTTGGCCAGTTCAATCTCACCCCCGAATGGATCGAACTTGTTAACTCCTGGCGTAGGGAGGGAGAGCAACCTGTGCCTGATCATCCGAGGCTCGTGCATTATAACACAAGAAGGCGGGTCAATATCTACAAGCTGTCGATGTTATCCTCTATCGACCGTGGCACCTCTATGATTATAGACGTCGAGGACTTCGTCCACGCTCATGAGTGGCTAACCGAAGCTGAGAGCTTTATGCCGGATATCTTCAAAGCCGGAGCGGTTAATGCTGATGCTAATGCAATGCAAGAGATAAGTCACTTCGTGTTAGCACATGATGTCGGCTGGGGTGTGAGTGAGCAGAGGATAACTAAGTTTGCGAAGGACCTGCTGCCACAGTCGACCCTACTACGAGTGATAGAGGTTATGATAAGGACGGGGGACTTATATCTTATAGGCCAGGATAAGGTGACGAAGGTTAAGTTCTATTCTACAGAACCTCAACCTAAGCCACTGGTTAGCGATGCTCAATAAGATATAAAACTACCGGAACAAGGAACGAAGCAAGAGCTAGAGCACCAATTAATCGACTCTGGGAGTTTTCTAACTTCTCAACTCGTGCACTAATTCCCTTATCGACACTCCCTGCCCATTCATATATTGTCTTTATCTCAGAAGCGTGAGTCTTAGCTAATGTCTCGGCGCTAAACTGAGTGTCATGGCGAATGGTCCCTAGGTCTTGAGCTACACGGTCTTTAAAGCTTTCGAACGTCTCGCGTTGTAAGAAGAGGTTTGCTTGGTCTGTCAGAGTTCTGCGGAATTCATTAACACTATCAAACCTCTTCTCAGTTGCTACTTCGGCTTTGGTTACAGCTTTCTCAGCAGCGGTGAGAGCTGCAACATTCATCTTATCAGCAGCAGCTAACGCGACATCTGTTGCACTTTTCTGGTCGTCGAATCGGCGATCGACATACTCCTTTAACGTGACTATAGTCCAAAATTGGGATGCCGAACCGTTTTCAGGCACACTTTATCCTATCGGAGGCGGAGAATTGCTTCTTCGGTCTGGGGCTTAGTACCGCCGGTTACATTCTTGTCCTTGGCGGTGATGCCGATTAGAACCGCTGATAAGGCAGTACCGACAATTCCAAATTCGTTTGCTTCAGGGGTTATACCCTGGGAGAGTGCAGTATAGATATTTACGAGGGCACCTATAAGCGCTGGGAGCGTGCTTACTGTGGTTTGCCAATTCTTAATCATTGCTTTACTCCTGTAATTGAGGCGAGTTCCTTAGCTATAAGCTGGGCTATAGCCGCTGGGTCTAGCCCAGGTACACCAGTTGTTGGTGTAGTAGTGCTCTGTGGCGCCGTTATTGTAGATATATGCTGCATAAATCCCTTAACGAGTCCGGATAGTAAAGACTCAATTATAGGGACAAAAATTTGTTCAAGGGCAGTGGCTATAGCCGGATCGATAGGAAGCATAGTTGGAACTCCAATAGTTGGGGGTTGAGGTATTGGTGGCTGAGCCGGTATTTGAGGCCGTGCCGATTGTAAAATTCCCATAGCATCTCCTGCGTATTTAATACGAGTATCTAGTACACGTCCCTCAATCGATGGCCGCTCGAACACATCGACGAAGTTAGCAGTTAGTGTAGCTAGAGACTTGGTCCCGGCTCGAAGGTCAGCCTCTAGCGCTTTATAGTCACGTTTAAGCTCGTGGATAGTGAACGCCGCTTGGGCCTTAAGCGTATCCCAATTCGGTACTGCTTGAAGCTCAACGAGCCGCTCGGCCCTCCATTGTAACGCTCCATCTGAGCCATGGTCTTTAGGCCCTGTCGTAGTGGGTAAACACATATTCTCCTGTGTTGCATTACCAACGATCGCTGCTGCTGAGACTAGGGGATAGCCAGCAGCGATAAACCACCCACCGAACTCGGCTTGTCGTTCTCTTAAACCCATTCAAAACCTCCAAACCAAGATAAGAATCATGATGCCAACGCCAGATAGAAAGATTAAGAAGTCTGCTATAGAGAATGGCTGCTTCATTTTAACCTCCAGTTATAGCAAAAGGCGGGCAGAAGTGCCAGAAGAAGTGTACTGCTAGACCTCCAGCAAATACTCCGCAGAACCAAATACTCATCGGCCATATAGAGCCTATTAAGGCTATAATTTGGCTCAGGGTATTGATTCTAGCCGGGTGCTTGAAAGCTTCACCCTCGACTATCGCGAAGAATGCGATAGCACCGACTAGACCAAGTAACCAAATTAAATCTCCAGTTATCATTTTCCTCTCCACCATTGTTCGGCTGTAGGGCTGTGGCCAGCCAAGGTTCCATACCGTAGCCCTGTAACCCATCCCCATGGACCTTGAGGGTGTTGATCGCCGACGTGGGTTCCGTAGACGAATTGCCCAGCCTTGCCAGCAGCGAGTGGGAAACCACCAAGCAAGCCAGCGAAGCCTGCGGAGTCTTTGATAATTTTACTTGCTTGTTCCTTACTCATCTTCTGCCGTTGGGTACTCGTCTTCCAGGTGTCCTTGAATATATCTCCAAGCTCATGGAATGCTGTTGAGTAAAGCCCTAAGGCTGGGTCCCTACCCTCGATCATCCAGTTAGCGACGTCTCTAGCAACGAGCCAACTTGAAGATAAGTCCTTCCCAAGGATCGCTGCGTACTTCTTCGCCTTAGAGTCATCTGGTTTAAACTGAATTGGGCTCACGAGTTGTTCTATAATCGCTGGGGCAAGTATAGTGGCGAACGTCCCAGCCGAGACTGGAACTATGGCCTTCTTAGCCTCGTCCCAAGTGAACTGCTTTGTAACGCCAAGGGCGTCTCCAGCTTTCCATACGAGCTCAGCTTGGCGATTAAGCATAGTGTTAAAGAAGGTGTAGTAGTAGGTCAGGGCAGATGGAAGCTGTCGCTGGAATGCGGATTGGTTTGTGATCGCGCTAGAACCGTGGGCTCGACGAACTGCACGATTTGCTAGGAACATAGCGTCTCCTTCGGACTTACCTTCTCCTAGAGCTTTATAGTAAGCGGCTAAGCTTGTCGGCACGGCAGAGATCATGTCGCTTAAGGCAACTGGCTTTGCTCCCCACTGAGCTATACGCTGCCGCCAATTTCCCAAGCTCTCTCCAGGGATGAATTCACCCGAGGTACCGGTGAGTGTCTCCATCCAGTTTCGGTCTCGGTTAGCAATTTCTTCAAACTTACTCTTAGCGAACTCCCAATTACGCTGTCCAGTTTCTTCATTGATTGAGAACATACTCTTGAAGGTGTTTAGGAATCGAACAGGACCAACCTCGTTCATAGATAAGACTAGTGCAGTTGGAAAGTGCTTCTCAACTGTACCGATATTAAATCCGATTAGACTTGTAGCTATATTCTTCTGAGCAGCTTTTACTAGCCGAGATAATGCATCTGGAGCTTCGGTATTAGAGACGTTGGCTACGTCTCTAAGGTATGGCTTCAAAAGGTCCGCATATTCCTTACCCTGATACCTTGTAATAGCAGTACGGATATCGTCGTCGTAGAATAACTTTGCCGCATTCAGTATCGCTGGTCTCATGGCAATATCGTGGGCGATCTGTCCAATTCGACTTGCCATCGGGTCGAGTTCAAGCTGAAGCGGCGCATAGGCTCCAGTGCGCTCTTGAGCGTAGCCATCCCACGTCGTAGCTCGAATAAACCCTTCACCAAGTAGACCTTCCTTCACACTCTTCGCTGACTGCTTCTGAGCTATCTTCATTACAGGATAGTAACCACCGTCATACGTACCGAATTTAGTCTGGATAGGAGGTACCTCAAGACTTTTAGCGCCGACACCATCTAAACTTCGACGCATCCGCTGAGCTGGTACCCACAGCTCAGTCTTGAATAAATCCCAAATCTTCTGGCACCAATCCCAATCGTCCTTCGTAGCATTGTCATCAATCCACTTAAGGATTATATCTTCTTTAAGACCGTGGCCTTGAGCAAGGTAGGTTAGATTTGAGAGCCGACCTCCACGAGAGCCTGTATTTAGCATTACAGCTAGTAGATTAGACCGATCAAAGGTATGAAGATCACCACCAACCATATCTCTGAATAGTGGATTAAAGACTGGAGCCTCCATATCACCTTTGTAAGATTTATATACCTCCCCTAGCTTCTTAGCTAGGTCTCGCTTAGTTATATTCTCATCGCTAGCAGCTTCAATGAGAGGTCGAATACCATACTGTGTCCAAACTCCAAACGGATCATTCTTATCCCAGTGGTTGAAGATAGTCTCTAGCTGTAGAGACTTCGCTAAAGCCGTTCGAGGTAAG